ACGACTCCCAATGCCGCGTTAACAAAGAGTCATTCCGACTGGACGCCACCATCAAAACCGTTGGTGCGGGTACCGTTGTGTCTGACGCATACAAGACTCGGCCAGACGGGTATTTCGCGGGCGGCTTCATTGAGTGGATCGACCCGGCGTACGGCACCGAACGTCGCGGCATCGAAACCCACGTTGGCGACACCATTACGATCTTCGGCACCGTCGACGGTCTGGCCGGGGGCTACATCCTGAAAACGTACCCGGGCTGTCCACGCACTACAGTCGCGTGTGATACCATCTTTAACAACCTCGACAATTACGGCGGCTGTCCTACAATGCCTGACCGTTCTCCGTTCGACGGCAATCCAATCTTCTAAGGAGCGAACTATGTGGTGGGCATTAGCAATGCTGGTAGCCTCCGTGCTGATCAACGCGGCACTGGCACCGAAACCAGCCGAGGCAAAACCAGCAACGATTGAAGACTTCGACATCCCCCAAGTGAAGGAAGGCACCCCGCAGACGGTTGTCTTCGGCGAGGTGTGGACATCGGATTGGCAGGTGTTGGGTTTTGGCAACTTCCGCACCAGTGCAGTTAAAGCGAAACAGGCGAAGAAATAATGAGTAGAGCAAACGAGCCGAAGGACAAGCCGCGCATCTTCATGCGGCACGCCCGGGCGTTGGGGTACTGCGCCTCGGGATCCGAACGGTTGGCCGAGCGATTCGGCCTGACCTTCGAACAGTTTTTACGGGAAGGCTATCCGGTTGAGGATGCCTTGAAGTCATCAAATCCGTTATTGCACAAGGCCGCAACGCTGGCACAAACGGAATGGGACGAGGCGCATGGGCATGGGAAGTAAAGCCAAGAAAATCACGGTAGGTTATAAATACTACATGGGCCTGTTCATGGGCCTTTTCCGTGGCCCGGTAAACGAAATCACCGAGATCCGCGTGGGCGACCGTACCGCGTGGACTGGCTCGTTAACCCAGAACAGCACGATCAGCATTAACCAGTCGGAACTGTTCGGCGGCACCAAGGCAGAAGGCGGCATCGACGGGCGCTTCGAGCTGTACATGGGCGGCCAGACGCAGACTATCAGCCAAGCACTGCGCTCCATGTTGGGCGGGCGTCAACCTCAATACCGTGGCGTGGTGACAGCGTTCTTCGACGGCATGATCTGCGCCATGAACCCATACCCGAAAGCGTGGAAGTTCAAGACGCGCCGGTCTACTGCCGGGTGGTATGGCGGTGTCTGGTACGAGCCGAAGTGCCTTATCAAGATGTTGGGGTATGACGGTGCGGGCAATCAGTCCGAGATCCACGCGATGAACCCGGCGCACATCCTGTACGAGTGCCAGTCAAACTTCGAGTGGGGTCGTGGCCTGAACCGGGACTTGGTGGATGACGTGTCCTTCCGTAAGGCGGCTGACCAGTTGTACGAGGAAGGCTTCGGTCTGTGCATCGCGTGGAAGCGTCAGGACACGCTCGAAGCGTTCCAGCAGATCATCCTTGACCATATCGGCGGGGCGATGTACGTGTCCAAGCAGACCGGCAAGCTGACGCTGAAACTGATCCGCAAGGACTACAACTTCGATAGCCTACCGATCTTCGATAGCGACTCGGGGCTGCTGTCCATTGACGAGGCCACCAACGCCAGCCCGGCCAACTTCGTGAACGAGGTTATCGTCACGTACCACAACCCAATCATGGACGAGGATCAGCAAGTACGCTGCCACAACCTCGCGCAGATTCAGAACCAGCAATGTCTGAACAGCAACACGGTTGAGTACATGGGCATCCCTACCGGTAAACTGGCGATGCAGGTAGCGCAGCGTGACCTCCGGGTCTCGTCTACCAACGTCCGCCGCTTCACCGTAGTGTGCGACCGCCGGGCATGGAACATCAACCCGGGCGACGTGTTCAAGATCCGCGACCCTAAGCAACGCGGCCTGACCGAAGTTGTCGTGCGTGTGGGCACCGTGGAAGATGGCACCCTGACCGACGGCAAGATTAAGATTGTCGCGCTGCAAGATCAGTTTGCGTTCCAGCTCAACACGTTCAACCAAGTTGAGCCGCCTACCGGTTATGTGCCTGACCTTCAACCGGCGCTCGCACGTCGCATCGTCTACGAAATGCCGTGGGTCGATATGGTGCAGCAAATCCCGCAAGGCGAGCTGAATTCCGTATCCGATGACCAGTCCTTCATCAACAGCCAAGCCGAGAAGCCGACCGCTATGTCCGCCGCATATGACATGGGCATCATGGCCGAGGGCGAGGCGACGTACGATGTCCGGGGCAACGGGGACTTCGGCGCGCTGGGGGATCTGGCCGCTGACGTGAGTTACCTCGACAATACGTTTATCCTAAGCGGGATGACCGCCGAGTGGGCGGACGTGCAGGTCGGTATGGCCGCCCGTATCGCGAAGCCGGTATTGGCCGGGCAGACTACTCAGATGGAAATCTCGGAAGAGTTCGTCCGCATTGACAACATTCAGGGGAACATCATCACCGTTTCTCGCGGTGTCATGGATACGATCCCTTGGCGTCACCAGAAAGGCGAAGTGTTGTGGGTTACGACGTTTGACGGCGGTACCGACTGGCAGCGCTACGCAGGTAACGAAGGTATCGACATCAAGATCCTGCCGTGGACGTTGGGCGGTGGCCGCTATCCGATTGACGACGCACCGGTCGACCACCTCGACATGGACTTCCGTCACGCACGACCATACCCGCCGGGCGCGGTGCAGCACTACTTGGCCTCGTCCCCGACGCTACTCCACTGGTATACGCCGTCATCCCTGTCTTACACGGCCAATTCCGGCGAAACGCCTGACACCTACTACCTGATTTGGGCGCACCGCGACCGTCTGATGCAAGCGGATAAACTTGTGGGCCACATGGAAGGGGATATCGGGCCAGAAAGCGGCACGACGTACACCGTTCGCATCTATGACCAACAAGGTGCGCTAGTTCGCACAGAAACGGGCATCACCGGGACTACGTGGCAATGGCCGTACGCAACTGCCGCTAACGACGTGAACGTCGAGGCGAGCACGGTAGACCCTGTATTGGCGACGTTACGTTTGACCTCCGTTCGCAACGGTCGTGAATGCTGGGAATACTACGAGACTAAGGTCAGCGTTTATAAGAAGCCGCCGCAATTCGTTTATGACGCGAGCCTGATGCACGCCGCCGTTCAGCCGTTCAATGCTGACAGCACAACCGAACCACCGTACGAACCTCAAGGTGGCCCGGCGGTAGCGAGCATGATGCACCAAGCGGTACAACCGGCGACGTTCTTCGAAGCCGATAGCATGAACGGCCCGAACATCGCGCTGCTGCCACACCAAGTGACGCAGGAATCGGTAATGGTGACGCCGCTCGATACGCTGCTGTACGAAACCCCGTACATCCAGTTGTCGCGCACCGGCAAGAACCTGAACGAGTCCAAGGTGTCCGCCTACGTGGCCCGCTCGTCAGATCGTACCGTTGACAGCTACACCCTGTTCACGAAGCACGAAAGCGATGCAAACTACACGTCGTCCGGGTCTCAACCGTGGACACCGTGGGGCGTGACCGCGCTTGGCATGGGCTTCTTCTCAGACGAAGTAACGATGCGCAGTACGTCCGATAAAGACGGCGTGCCGATTGCGATGGCCCAACCGGGCGACCTGATTCTTATCGATCAGGAAATCATGCTTATCAAGTCAGTCAGCGGCAACACGTTTAAAGTTGGCCGTGGCGCTGCCGATACCATTCCGGCACAGCACTACAGCGCAAGACCGGCGTGGCTGATCTCCAATGGCTCCGGCTTCTCCGATATGCCGTTTGGGGACGACGAGAAAGCAATGGTCATCATCCGCCCGGACAGCTACGGGATCACCATTCCGCTAGACCGTTTCTACCCGCTGCAGTTGCAAATGCAGTACCGTCCGAAACGCCCATATCCACCGGGCTTAATGATGATTGGCGGCCAGCCGTTCTTCAACCAAGCCTCGGCACTGGCAGCGGACTTCAACCCGTACAACAACCTGAAAGCGAAAGACTTGCTGGTCACGTATGCCCACCGCAACCGTATCTCGCAAGGCAGTATCGCCCGCGACCACTTCCATGTGGGCATTCAGCCGGAGCCGGGCGTCGTGTACCGCGTGCGTGTTGGCTATGCGTATTCATCGTCAGCCCCGGGCGGCGCGTTCCAACTGTTAAGCGAGTTCACCACGGAAGACGCCGGGTTTACTCTACGCGCAGCAGACATCGAATCGTGGGGCCGTCAGGCCGGTTATGCGCAACGGGCAGGCGGTTGGGCTACGCTGAACGTTACCGTCAACGCTGTTCGCGATGGTATGCTCAACTGGCAGGGTTACAGCATGACGTTCCAAGCGCCATCCTATCCGTTACCACCGGGCCAGAAGCCGGGCGGCGGAACCGGGCCTTGGCAACCACCGGGCGGCGGAAACAACGGCGGCGGAACTAACCCACCGGTAGAGCCGCCAGACAGACCAGACCCGGGCGAACCCGGCGATCCGGGCGATGGTGGTACGGACGAGCCGGATCCACCGACACCACCGGTTGACCCGGAGAACCCGGACACTGACCCGCCGGATCCACCGATTCCTCCGGTAGACCCAACCAACGTACCGGGATGGTCAATCAGTTGGGATCACGGATGGGCAACGACGTTACCTGACGCAAGATATGTTCCACCAGCAACAGAGGACACAGAATAATGCCGAAAAAGATAGCCCCGAATCAGGGGCTACCCTACGGATGGATCAGAGGGGAGGACTATTGGGGCGGCCCGATGTCCGACTCTCAGGTATTCATCGACACGATGTTTTACCCCGTCATCCAGTCATTGACGTTTTCATCCCCGCCGGGCAGCGTGGTAGACGGCAGCACGTATGTCGTTGCCGCGAACCCGACCGGTGCATGGTCAGGCCACGAAGGCGATGTTGCCACCTACGTCGAAAAGGCGTGGGTCTTCTACACGCCGAAACTTGGCTGGCGCGCGTACTCGGTGTCGTACAACAAGTTTATCTGGTACAACGGCACGACGTGGGTGGAAGAGGCTACCGGGGAAGACCCGGTTAACCCTAACCCGGATCCAACCGTCAAGCCGAAGTGGTACGACATTGGCGTCACCGTGTCCGATACCATGTACAGCAATGAACCGATTGTTCACCTGCCGATCCTTGACCCGATGTACCTACCGGCCAACATGGTCGGTTCACAGCTCGACATGGCCGACGATTCCAGCCCGGCGTACGTGCAACTGCGCGTGCAGCGTAACGGCAATAACGTCGGCACCATCACTGTCGACCAAGGCAACTTCAACGCAACGTTTACCACGTCCGGCGGCACCATCGTGTCGTTCGCGAAAGGCGACCGCCTGACTGTGCGCGCGCCGCAAGAAGTCGTGGCCGGGTTCAAGAATTACGGCTTCGTCATCCGGCTCGGACTGGTATAAGGGATCTCTCATGGCACAATTTTTTGACGGCTACGAACAATTTAGGACTATCGAGTCGCCCACTGAAACGATGACGTGGGCGGGCTACAGGGTGCGGGGCCAACTATCTGCCGGTAGTGGCCGCCTGCCTTCCAGTATCGGGATCACGACCCTCAACAGCGCGTACGAACGTGACTGGACGTGGGCCGGTGATACGCTGACCGTTGGGTTCGCCTGTAAACAGATTGCCCGGGGGCCGCTGTTCGGCCTCAAGGTTGGCGATATGACCGGGCGTAACACGAATTTCATGTTGGTCTACGTCGACCCGGTTTCCGCGCTTATCACGATTGACACCGGTCTGGATCGGTCAGACGTGGGCTACGTCACCCCGTTGCCTAACCGCTGGTATTACTACGAAGTGGTGATGAACCGGGCCACACGCGTCGTTCAGGTATTCGTGAATGGTAAGGCCGACGTCGAGTACCAAATCCCTGTAGAGCTGACGTCAGCGCCTACCGTGCGCATGGTGTTCAACCCGTACGACATGATGCCGACGAACTGGCCGGAGGGTAAGCCGTACATTGAGGACACCAAGATTTTCGACGACATGTACGCACAGGACGGCGGGCGCTACGGGGCCATCCAGATCAGCGGCAGACTGCCAAGCGGCGACCGGGCGAAAGAGTGGGGGACGTCAGCCTCGGACGTATCCGGGCCGCATTACCTGATGGTCGGCGTGCTGCCGCCTGACGTGAACGACCGCTTCATCTACACCGGCACCAATGACCGCCACGACTCGTTTATCTCCGGTGGCACGCTGCCGGATGACGGGGCCATCTTGTCCCACGGTGTCGTAGCGCTCGTCCGTAAGGCGACGGCTGACCCGGTATCGGTGATTGCCAACATTGACGGGAACACTGTCACCATGTCAAATATCAGCCGTGGGTGGGAATACCGCTACACTCTCATGTCACCGAACGGATATGATAAGGCCGGTATCGAGGCCGCCGAATTTGGCGTTCGCTCGGTCATCTAATAACAGGAGCACACTATGTTGAAATTTATGGACGGCTTCGATCAGCTCAAAGGGCAGACCGATATCGTGGCCGGGCTAACCAAATGCGGGTACACCGTGTCTGGCACGCCAACACTCGAAGAAGGGAGAACCGCCGCGCAGTTGGCGGTCTCTCTGCCAGACAACGCCACCTTGAAGCGCGTGTTTACCTCGCAGAACAGCAAGGTGGTATTCGGCTTCGCGTTCCGGGCTGTGGGCAAACGCCACACGCTTGTCACGATTAAAGACGTGGCTACCGTAACGTGGGACGAGTCCACCGGTAAGATCTCTTGCGCTGGTGGTACCGGCACGGCGATCCTGCTGCTGGACTTGTGGTACTACATTGAGGTGGTACTGGACAAGACGACTTCCACGCTCGAAGTCTATGTGAATAACAGCGTCGACGTTACCGCACCATCGCCGTCGAGCGCCAACCCGGTGACGAGTTACGAAGTCACATGGGCATCCGTAGCCCAAGCGCAGTACCTTCTGGACGACCTGCAGTTTATCGACAACTCCCCGGGCAAATACACCGGCCGCATCGGGCCAATCCAGATCACGGCGCGCTTGCCGTTGGTCGACGTTGACACCGAGTGGTCGCCATCGTCCGGCACCAGTCACTACCCGCTGGTATACAATCAGCCGCCAGTCGACACCAAGTACATTCAGTCGAACACGTCCGGGGCCATCGACACGTTCTTATCGAATACGCCGATCCCGG